ATGTTAACGAAATCGCAATACGAACGTTTCGCAGCAGATAAGCAATGTATCGAACGTGCATTAACAATGTGGAAAGAATGGATGTGCAAAAAAAAGACTTATACGGATGAACTTGCTGCTCAAGGTACGATGTACGTTGTCAATCATATGAAATTACGAGATCATCAAGTTTCTGTAATCTTCGATTTTTTTGATGAGTATTTAACTTTATTAGATCACGGAAAAGAACAAACAGAGGCTTTTTATAAAACCATTATGAGGATGTAATAACAGAAGGTTCTCTCACGAATAACTAAAAAAGAGTATATTCATAAAAAATAAAGGTGGTTAATACAATGAAAACTGCGAATTGTGGGGGAATATCGTAGTAATACTTGCTCTACTCTATGCGCTGTTATATACTCTTATTGAGAGCGCATCTCTGTAGTTCCCTTTTGGTGTCTTACAAGAACGATGGTATTGTTATCTTTTCCTATTAAAGCACAAGAAAAAACACTTCATGATGAGGTGTTTTTTTCCTTTAATTCTACACGTTCTATCTTTAGTCACGATGCATACACTCAAATTAGTACTTAAAAATAACCTTATCTCTAACAATGCATTAAATTTTTATCTACACAAACTCCTTGTTCATATCTAATTAATATTGAACTGCACTATCACTTAGCGTGTTTACCTGTTTACAAAAACAACCAAGGTGATGAAGAATGAACAAATATCGAGTAGTTTATCGTTTATTATCTCCAAATGGGCACCAGCACACAAAAGAATGTCTTGAAATTTACGCACCTACGAGTGAAGATGCGCGGCGGGGGATGGAAAATGAATTTAAAAAAAGAATGGGTAACCTATACCGATGGCAAATAGACGTCCAACAAATAGAAGGTGAACAACTCTCGTTATTCTAAATAACTTGACGAGATAAAAAAGAAGATGTAAAATGATTATCCGTGTAAAAAACTTGGTTTATACAACCCAACACGTTGTGACAGATCGGGCTATTGCCAACAACTTTTATGACATTCTTAGTTGTGTTTAGCAAGATACACGGGAGAGGTTTACAGATTCGTAATAATGAAGCAAGTAGGGCTTATAACTTATTATGGTATAAAATATATGTAAACTGCATACTCTAGAATTGACATCTAAAGAACCTACAACATGAATAAGACATCTTCGACTGGGGAAGGTGTCTTATTATTTTTCAGTTATATAATATTTTCCCATGCATATATTAAGAATGTCATCGGAGAATCCCCAAAGGAAAAGACACTTTCAACAAGGAGAGTGTCTTTTTCTCATATTCCAGCATGTTACTACATAAAATAAAATTAACACGTTCCTCTTTTATAATAAGCATCCTATGTAACCAGAGCACTCCTCAAGAGCGCCCTGGTTTTTATTTTCAAATTTAATCAAACTATTCTTTTGTTGGAAAGCAGAGTGCTCCGTTTTCATCTTCCTATTTTGTTTTCTAAGTTATAATACGTTACAAATATTGCATATAATACAATAAGCTTTACAAATTACTGACATCCCTAGAAGAGGTCTCCTTATATAGACAAGAGGAGCCTCTTTTAGTTTCCCCCCTTACTTCACATACACATTAATATGTTTTACCTTTCAAATCTCACATATTCACCTGAAACCCATTGATCCCCACCAACATTATACCAACCATCTCTATATCCCCACGTTTGATATTTTTCGCCTTGATACACATTTTTCACAACACCATAGTTAGTTCCTGGACCAGTACGAACACGTAATACATCAGCTGCAATAGTCACTACCCCAATGCCATCATTTGAAGGTTTAGAAGGTGCTGGTGTATTTTCTCCTGTATAACGAATATATGATGAATCATTATATACCCACTGATCGCCACCAAAGTTTAACCACCCATTTGACTCACCCCATACTTGGTAGCATTCTCCTTTACCTAACTTACGAATAACTGCATATCCAGTTCCAGGTCCTTTTCGTAAATTCACGTTATCGCCATTAATGTAAGCAACTTTTGTACCATCGTTTGAAGGTTGAATAGGAGTTGGCATTACTGGACTACCTCCACCGTTATATGCATTTTGGACTCTTTCAATAAAACTATTCCAACGTCCTTCTGCTAACATACGATGAGGACAGTACTTTCCACTCCATGATTGGTGTGTGCGAACTTTACTAATTGGAATATTGTACTGTTTCATGAGCCCAGCTACAACGATAGCTGCATTATCTTCTGCTTTATAATATCGATCTCCACCGTTTAAAGAATAGCAAATCTCAACTCCGATAGACTTTCTATTGCCATTTCCACCACCATCACCACAATGCCAAGCGTTACGCTCTAAAGGAATTCCTTGTACAGCTTCCTTATCATCTACCGCAATATGAAACGAAACTTGGTTGTCATTACGAATCATATAAGCTACTTCGTTTTCTGCCGTAGCATCGTTATAAGTATTGTGTACAGTAATGAATTCTGGATTCATTGTATACGGACACTTTGTACCATATTTACTTGGGTCAACTAATTTTTTTCTGATTTCCATTATTGAACATCTCCCTTTTTCTCTTCTTGTTTTTGTTTGCCACCTAAAATTTCAACTGCATTTGTTAATGCTGAAGGTAAGGGGATTCCCATACGACCAGCGTTTTCTAAAAGTGAAAGCAACTCATTGCCCATGAAGAAGAAAATAGTCGCTTCACGAATAGCACTGTTACTTCCCAGTGCTGAATCTAGTTGAGCGGCCGCTCCGACCAAAAGAAAAAGCACCACCTTTTTGGCGATGCCTTTGAAACCAACTTTACTTTTTAATTCTCCGTTATATCCTGCTGCAATCATGCCAGTTAAATAATCAATAACTGCCATCGTCACTAAGATTTTCAATGTTGCATCCCATCCTCCCAAGAAATACCCACAGAAGCCACCAAACGTAGCTATAAATGCTTTCAGTAATACATCAATACGATCCATCTTTTCCTCTCCTTTTTAAGCTGCAAAATAACTTGGGTCCATTCCAAATATTTCTGCAATATCTTCCTCACTTCTATCTTTCAAATAAGATTCAGTTGTGGAAATATCAGAATGATTAGCGAGTGATTTTAATTTTTCAAGCGGTACTCCTTGAACTTTTAAATTATCTAATCTGCTATGGCGGAAACAGTGAGGATTCATTTTAAATTCCTTCCCTTCCTTTTTGTTCAGCATCTTAGCAAATATGTCGCACCAATAATTAAATACACTCTTGTTCAATCTTTTTCTCTCACCATTCTTATAAACACGCACAAACAAATCTGGAATAGTATCCTTACCTCTCTGATTTATATATAAACGAATGCATTTCTGCACTCGGTGATTGTAATATAATCTAAACTTCTTACCACGTTTCCCTCGGACCACATTTGTATAATATTGTTCTGTCAGTCCCTCTTTTTGAACCTGGTAAACCTCATTCTTTCTAGCTGCACTGTAATAAGAAAGCGCCAAGTACGTCGCTAACATATATTTTTCTTGCTCAAGTAACTCATCGATTAACCAATTAATCTGATCCTCAGTAATAAATGTAATTTCTCTAATCGGGTTCTTAGGTAAACCACGTACCCGTGAACCTACATTAAATTCATAATCATAGTCATCATCATCTGCACAAAACTCAAGTGTTGAACGTAAAGCGCTCATCAATCCATTTACACGTGCATTAGACATTCCCATCTCTTGAAAAATAATAGATAAGTTTCGAATGTCTTTACGTGTTAATTCAACCAGATTTTTATTTTCAAAGTGTTGATGTATTAGAAACAAAATAATTCGCAAATCCCAATTGTATTGCTGTAAAGTGCTTGCCGCTTTTCCTTGTGCTTTCTTTTCGATTAGAAAATCTTTGACTAGGTTTTTGTTTTCTTGGCTAACATGCTTTTCATAAATTGCTTGGTCTACTATTCGTTTCACACTAATCATCTCCTCAAAAATAAAAGAGAAGCGAAATCGCTCCTCTTGATCTATGAATTGAATTTATTAAAAGCCCTATTTTGTCAAAAAAAGTGATTCTCGGCTCCTTCTTTACACTAAATAGTTAATTGAAAAATGAATAATTTTATCAGTAGTGATGTTGTATATTCTTACATTCCCGCCAGTTTCTATGTTGAATTCACAGATAGAATACGGTGGGCCGGCGATAATCACAACATCTGTTATTTGTTGGGCTGGTCGCATTGCAACTGGAACATTGAATACAACTTGTCCTTCTTTTACATTCTTTAAAGAGCCTATAACAGAAACTTGGTCACCATTTCGTTTCGCTCTAGTAACTTGTCTTCCTTCAACATTGGACGCATTTGCTGTGTTGATTGACATCTGAATCCAATCTGTATCTGTTGCTTGTTTAAGGCCACCATTAAATGTGACTTTTCCTATGAAGGTTCCTCCAGTCTTAGGGACAATTTCCGACGCTAATCCTAATCGAGACCAATCAGACCACTTACCACTGTTATTCACTCGAATATAGGTTTCATTCCAGTTACCTAATAACGTAGCTTTTTGAACAAGTGCTACACTTGTTGCCGTCTCTACAGAAACAAACCATGTATAAATAGAATTGTCAGGCGTATTTTTAAGTTGATTTCCGACATAAGAACCAGATTTTACGATTGTATTTAAATCTGTACCCACAACCAAATCAATAGAAGTTCCATCGTCGTCCGTAACCTTCCACAATTGATATTTTTGCCCTGTAACTGCTGCTGTTAATTCATTAATACGTTTATTAGCTTCATCGATTTGCTTTTGATGTCCTGCTACCATTTCGAGAGCTTTATCAAACTCTGAAATGTAGTTTTCTATTTTGATATTACCTTCTTTTACATCTCTTCTTAAGACAATTCGAATGTCTGGTGTACTCATTCGCTCATTACTTTTTTCCATAACAAAATAAGCCGTCCAATCATCCGATGTGGAAACAGCTTGCGAGGACAATGTGTAGGAAAAGACGCCATTCTTTGCATCAACAATTTGGGCATCATCTCGAACGAACTGACCGATTTGATTAATCGCTTCATATTTAACTACATATCCTGTTAAATCTACATTCTGACCTTTTTCTCTTACGTACACAGTAAGCTTCAATCCATTCTTATCATTTTGTCTCGAACGAATTGTTTTTGTAAACACAGGATCTGCTAAATCTATCATAATTTCCTCATTTCGCATGACTACACCTCTCTAACTATTCCTTTTCACGCGTCTAGGCGGTCTTCTTTGACGTTTTACTTTGTTCCTATGCTTTATATTCCCTTTAGGTTTTAATGGCTCTAATTCTTCCACTCTAGCATCGGTTTTTGTCACATATTCTTGAAATGCGCTTGTCAATTGTGAAAGCATCCCATATAAACCCACACCATTTTCCTCTGATTCTTTTGGAATAACTAAACCATAATGTGTAGGAATTGCATCTGTAGTAATTGTCGGCTCTCCTTCTTTACGATTCATACGCATCTCATACAGTTTCGGAATATCCGTTTTCAGATTATACTGTTTAATATCCCAAGCCATTACAGTTTCCAATACACTACGTGTAATTGATCTAATATTGGTTTTATAGGTTTCTTTAGAAGAAACTTTGAAGTCCGAAGCAATTACGCCTTGATAATATGTCCCAAGAGCGGTTTTCACTTGAATATAGCCATTTTCCCAACTCGAATTCCGTATCATCGCACTTGGGAGCATAATGTCTGTATCTCCTCCAGATGAAGTCCCAATACTTGCAATCCAATTATTATTCCGATAAAAGCGGAACTGATCTTTGACTTTAAACCTCATTTCACTTTGAGCACCTAAGACAATCATTTTATCAGCGTCAAGCATTGCATTCCCTGTTTGTGAAAAGTATAAAGAAGCTGCATTCAAGTATCCATTGCCATCGAGTCCTTTTGTAATTCCAATTCCACCAGACTTCACACTTGCATCTGAGAATTGATACAACATAATAGCACCGTTTGCACCTGTTTGATCTGAGTCACCACCTAGAATAAAAGTAGGCTGTATTTCATTTCTGCTATTTTTGTAATACCCAATAAAGGCTCTTACTTTCGAGGACTCATAGAGACGAATAAATTGTTTAGAGATATTTACAAAATTAGCCGAATTAGATGTTTTCAAAGTTGATCCTGTTATTTCTCCACCTTGCACTAGATTTCCACTGAGCGTTCCCGCCGTAATAAAATCCGCAACAATCCTTCCATCATTTGTGATTGCTGTTCCGTACGGGCCATTTACTCCTGTAGAAGAATAACCAAATCCATTCATATTCCATTGCCAAACCTTTTTGGCCGTCATTTCATCTTTTGTATCCATAATAAAAATTCTGTCTGGGTAAATACGTACATGCCCTCCAAAACCTGAATTAATGAGATTGGTTGCATTTTCTTTCGCCGCTTCCAATATAGAAACCGGCATATCTGTTAACTCATCTTGCATACGATCGACTTTACCTGCCATATCCGTAAAAGATTCTTTACAATTGCCAATGGTCAAGTGAATATACTCTTTTTTGATGGGATCATATCGATACGCGGTTACTTTTGCTTGAATGTCTATGCCATCCTCTAGGTGTTGAATGGTCACTGTATCCCCCATATAAACCCGTTGTAAAATGGCATACTCCTTATATTCTTCCGTTTGGGATAACTCTTGGAATTCCACTTTATAGGTAGCCCTCGGTTGATCTACCTTTTGATTTGCATACATATCCTTTGCCGCTTGGCGTAAGAGTTTATAAGCCTCTTCCAGTGACACCGCATCCTCATCCTTCTCATGGTCACCAATTGCCGCTTTAATATGCTCAAACGTAACAACACGAATTTTAGGGTGTGGGTATTTACGAATCAAAGGACTGTCCACATACTTTTCAGGAAGCAACAGACCATCGAAGCCTTTCGGCATCATTCGTGTAACAGGACTTTTCCAATCCACATGACCTTCATAACCCAGTAAGTCCTTTTTATGCTGAATGACGACGCCTCGATTTCTCCCTCGATTTTTCAACATTTTGATATCAAAATTATCACGCTTTAATTCGCCGCCCCAACGGTTGAGGAACGAGTTATCTTGACTGGCATCTTGCAAGATTTCTACTGGATTTTTCCGAACAAGCCTCGAGCTCGCAATCTTAGGTATATCACTGGACAAAGTAAACGGGTGTTTATATTGGCATCCAGCTGATATACGGTTCATGGCTCCATTTCCATTTGTCGTTTCAATAAAGATATCCTCGATTAAGTTTTCCGTTAAATCATAGAAGATATGGTAACACTGCACCCTTAACTCCCCCATACTTGGTTTCGGAGTCACCACACGAAAGAGTTGGTCTCCATCCGGTGTGGGCGCTTTAATGATACTCATGCCATCTATATTCACTCCATGAGGAGCGAATAATGGATAGTTAAACGTAAACAAAAATAAACCGTTGAGCTCTTCCTCAACAGTTGCATTGTAAATATGTGAATCCAGTATACCGATACCATTGTGGGTAAAATCGGTTTCATCTGGTTTATACAGTGTAATCATACATAACGCCACCTCGGTTCAATCACGAGTTTTGTCACATTTCCCGTCCAGGTAATGGTATTTTCTCCAACTTTGAAAAGAGGAAATTCCCCTATCATGTTGGGATTCATGGGTGTAGTCCCTGCATATGCTTCTAATAATTCGGAATCCACAATGACAGCGTTTTTTACACCCTTTATTTGGAAGGCAACATCATTCACCATCATCCTGACATCCCCATTCCCATAAATCTCTACTTTCGGGGAAGATTCGATTGTTCCATGATTTAAAATGGTTTCTGGTTTTGTCAATATCAGCGGGACAGTTGTGACATATTCAAACGGATCGAGCGTAAATTCCACTTCGAATTCTCCGTACTCTTCTATTTCATTTGCGATATCTCCCATTTCCACATGTTTGATTTTTCGGTACACGTCATCATCCGTAAAATAGAGTTTTTTCCCATTCATAAACCATGCCTTTATCCTACGGATTAAGGGCTTGATATTTTCCTCTTCCAACAAGTTAAACTTGATTTTCAAAGGGACGTCTTCAAATGCCCCCTTTTTGGTGAGGGAACCATGTCGTCCAGGTACTTCTATTTGTTCTACTTTTTGTTTTGCGGTCGGAATCACAGGACGCTCTACCATCGCTAATCCATAATCACTACCAAGTGCTGTATCAATTCCAATGTCCATCTTATCCATTCCTTCCCCTTGCTATGTTTATATTCCGTCCCTTTTGCGCCATCCAATCATCTGCTTTTTCAAACATACGGTCTAGATCACGGTCATTTCTAACCGTTGTGTAGAAATTCATTTCAACCGGACTACCTTCAACCGCTGGTTGTGTAGGTTGGCTAAACGATTTGTGTTTCCCTGTCGCCATCGCCATAGCGGAATTTGCTATATGCGGAAGGTTGGAGAGTATCCCTTGACCAAATAATGCCTGACTCAGCACTCCATTTTCTCTTGCTGAAGATACAGCCCTTACTCTTCTGATTTTATTCATTTGTTCTGGTATTTCTGGTGGAATAGGTGATTGAAATGCTCGGAATGCTTGAGGTGGTGCCATCTCTCTAGCGGGCGCAAAAGATTGGGGTGCACTAAATGCTTTTGCAGATCGCTGCGCTTCTTGCCCCCCTGTCGAAAACACTTCCATCACCTTTTTTACAGGGGTCCAATTGTTCCACCATCTTTTGATTTTATCCCAATATGTTAAGATATTACCCGTACTTGTGTTCACTTGGTCTTCCAAGTCTTTATACGAACCTTTTAGTTTGTCGATACCTTCTTTTTTTGTTTTATCTGCACTGCCTTTTACCTTTTCATACTGTTTATTAGCTTCATCGATTAATTTCTTGGCGGTCCCTTCCGCTTCACTTCCGAGTTCTGCCTTCATCATTTCCGCCTGTTTGACACGTTTATCACGTTCTTCCCGTGCTTTCTCTACTGTTTTATCGTGGGTTTGATTGATTTTTTTTACCGCATCACTTAACATTTCTGCATTCATGCGTTCCTTACTGTTTTTTAAATTGTTTAAGATGACTTCTTGTTCCGCTTTATTTTCCGCCATTGCACGTATAGCTTGTTGATTAAAAACATCTTGTAAGTTTTGAATCTGTTTGTTTTCATCAGCTGTTAAAGCTCGTTTTTCTTCTTTCGCCTTGTTCCATATCTCTACGATTTTATCTTTTGCAGCCTGTGTTTTCGCTTTTTCTGCTTCAAAATGCTGATCATACATCGTAAGAATATTAGCTTGCTCTTCTGCCGTTACCGTTTGAACGCCTTGGAACGCCTCCTGTGTTTTCGTCACTGCATTCTGTTTTTTCTGTTCAAACGCATTCACAACTTGATTTTTCATATCTTCGTATTTCGCTGTGATCTGGGGTAAGTTTTCATCTGTAATTTGTGTTTGCTCAGCAAACATGGTAACCGTTGTACTGTTTGCTTGTTGTGCCATATCCATAAAGGAACCTACAGCCTTTTTAGTACTTTCACTGATTTTATCGACACTTTGGAACGTACCATCTGCTGCATAATTCACCCGTTCTTTAAATAAGTCCACCGCTGGCGTAGCTTCTTGTGTAAATGCCTTATATATCCCATATGCTGCTACACCAACAAGCGCAGCCGCTGCTATCCAAGGAGCAGCCGCTACCAACAAGCCTCCAAGTGCCGTTCCTAATCCACCTACTCCAACTGCGGCTACACCTGAGGCCGTCCCTACCGCTGCGGTTGCCGCACCAAAGCTAGCAAAAAATGAAATGACACCACCAACTGCGGTCGCAATGCTACCAATGGATGATACCAGTAACCCCAACACAATGAGTAATGGTCCCACTACTGCGACGATTGCGCCAATCGTGACAATCACTTTTTGCGTAGTTGGTGATAGATTTTGAACCCATTGGAACACACCCGTCAATGCCTCCACAATCTCGGTTAGAGCGGGTTGTAAGTTCTTATACAAGCTAATGGCCATGCCTTCTAAGGCCGATTTCATCGCTTTTACTTTACCTCGCAAATTATCATTCATTACCTTTGACATCTCATCTAGTGCGCCATTTGAATGATCAATATTTTTCTTTAGCTGTTCATATTCATCACCCATACCATTTAATAAGCCATTAAATGTTTTAATTTGCTCTTTACCTGCCACCATTGCAATGATTTGGTTCTTCTCCTCTTGTGTCATACCAGCCATTTTGTCCTTTAATTCATACAAAATATTGGCGAGCCCTTTGAAGTTTCCTTGCTTATCAAACGCACTAAACTTTAACTTATCCAGCGCCTCTTTAGCTTGCCCTGTAGGTGCGGTTAAATTGACCAGTGTCGAAGACAATGCTTGCCCAGCCTCTCCAGCTTTTAAACCACGGTTCGCAAGTAACCCTAAAACTGCCGCACCTTCTTCTACTGGGACTTTCAATCCGTTAAACGTACCACCTACACGTAAGAATGCTTCCCCAAGCGCATCAATGTCCGTATTGGATTTCCTTGATGTTTGCGCCATCACATCCAAATATCGCGGTAAATCATCAACGGTAATCCCTAACGCACTCATCGAGTCCGTTACCAAATCACTTGCCCGTGCTAAATCCAGATTGCCGGCTTCCGATAATTTTAGTATAGGTTCGGTCCCTTTTAACATTTGTTGTACATTCCAACCTGCTAAGGCTTGGAACTTCATCGCTTGTGCCGATTCTGAGGCAGATTTGGAAGTTCTCGCTCCCAACTCTTCCGCCTTTTTTCCTAAATCTTGAAAGTCTTTCCCTGTTGCTCCAGATATCGCTTTCACTTCTGACATAGAGGCTTCAAAATCCATACCTGTTCTCACAATGGCTGTTCCTAGACCCGCTACCGGTAAGGTCACGGCCGCTGTCATAGTCCTTCCAGCACTCTTCATCTTGTTTCCGGCTGCATCTAATGCTTGCCCCGCTCTACGTGTCACACTCTCTTGTTCTTTCAAACTTTTGTTTGTCACATCAATTTGATTCTTAAGTTGCTGTTCTGCAGTCCTAGCTTCGAGTAATTTTGTTTCATATCGCTTGACCTCATTCGAGTTTTCACCATACTTCTTTTTAGCTTGATCAAGTTGCTGTTGATAATTTCGTACCTTTTCAGCCGCTATCGTATGTTGATTCCCTAAATGGTCGATTTTTAAACGAAGTTTTTCCGTTTCAGAGGCATTTGCACCAAGCTTCGCTTTTTGCAATTCATATTGCGAGTTCATCTTTGCGGTAGATGCTTGCAATTGTTCTTCTTTCCCTTTTAAGTCCTGAAGCTTCTGAGCTGCCTTAGCTGTTTCACTCGTCCGTTGTTGTTCTGCAAGTTTCGCTTGTTTCAAACTTTCGGATGTTTGCTTGATGCTATTCGATAGTTGTTTCTCGGCGATTTGATTTCTTCTAAGCTCACTTTCTAACTTCGCTACTTCCGTTGAATTTTCTCCCCACACCATTTTCGCTCGCTGTAGTTGGTCAGCACATTCTTTTGTTTTCTGTTTCGCAAGCTGGTACTGTTTTTCTAAGCTGGATAAAGATGCTTGTAGCTTATCTGTGGCTGAACCGGACAGTTTCATTTCCGTTTGTGTCAGTTTTAATTCTTGCTTGATTTTTTTCGTCGATTCGTTCAGTGCCTTAACGCGTGCTTCATAATCTTTTGTATCTGCTTTGAACTTTATAATTGTCTCTTGTGAAGGCTTAGACATTACTTTTCCGCCTCCTTTTCTTGTATATATTGTTTCCAACTCTCATAGGCATCTTTATTTTCCGCAATGCGCTGAACGGAACGTAAAGGTAATGTCCAAAAATCGTCTGCCGAAATGCCAAATAGAAATACATACAAAGAATACAAATCTTCTACACACTCTATCTCAAATTTCGGAAGACTTATGCCTTTTTTCCACGCTGTTTCGCTTTAAATCCTTGGGCCATCTTATTCTTTCTTGTTTCCTTTTGCATAATGGCAGTGAATACGTGTAACGCCTCCACTACATCTACTTCGTATATTTTCATAAAGCTATCAAAATCCATAAAATCTGTCGGCGTCGCTTGTCGGTATGCCGCATAAACCGTTCGCATACTGTCAAATATGTCTATGTTTTGGATATCACCTGTCGACAACAGAGAAGTCATAAATGACTTTGTGATTACACCTTCTTTCTCTAACTGAAAAAGTATATAACCCGTTAAATTCGGATTGATGTTTACTATTTTTCCATTCTTTAATCGTATTTGTTTTTTCATATTGTCCAATCTCCTTTTTATATAAAAACGGCACTCAATCATGAGCGCCGCCTTTCACGTATTTATGATTTTATTTTGAACTTCCCGCTGTTCTCTGCACTTTTGCAGGATTAAATGCTGTCATCCACATTTTTGCATCTTCTGCTGATAAATCAGATTGAATCGCTTCATAATAGAATTGGTTGAATTCATCTGGTAAACATGTTATTTCCAGTTCTGTTTCTGCTACTTCCTCCGCTCCACTTTCAACGGACTTAATAAACCCTGATGCCGATGTACAGTTCGGAAAAGCAATTAAGCGAGATACCTCATCAAATATATCTACCTCCCGTGCTACAAAAGTGAAGTCTTTTCCGAGACTATCTACTCCATACGAAAATACGCCTTCTTTTAAATTCTTGTTCGTGATACCAAACATCTCACGAAGTACCTTTATCTGTAGATGTGCGCTTATTTTTACATTCACTTGAATCGGCTTTGATTTTTGTTTCAGGGTCGTCCCTCCACATGTTTTTTTAACGGTTTTAATTTCGGTTTCAGCATCCAACGAGCCGACACACCCAAAGGGTTCTGTGACAGTTTCTCCTTTAAAAAGCACACTTGCATCTTTGATATCTACCGCGTCAAACGTTTCAATTGTTGTAACTGGCATATTTAACGACCTCCTAATGTTTTATTTATTTGTTCTATTAAGGATTTATTTAATTCCTCGATAGAGTAATCTACTTTTTGTTCAACGCCACGTTCCATGAACTTTTGAGCCATTTTCTTCTGACTTGTACCTAATCCCAAATCAGGGAAGACCAAATATCTATATTTTGGTTTTGGTTTTAATGTTAATGTTAAATTTTCTTTGGTGTCGTCTTTAATAGCTTGATATAGTTTGGCGTGGGCTTTTTTTCTATTCGATATAGGTATTAAACCAAGAACAGACTTTTTCATTGCTGGTGCAATTTTAGACCTTAAATCTTCGTTTATTATCGTTTCAGCAACATTTGGTAATCCCTCAATATTCCTTTGCAAAGATTCAAAATGTGAAGTATCGACGCTAAAATTAGCAGCCATGTTTTACATTCCTTGTGAGTTCAAATGTTAATACATCAACGAAAAATTCAGTATCTTTCTTTCTCATTTTGTCTTTGAGCGATTTATTGCATGTGTGACCAGTTTTACGTAATGAATTCATAAACTCCACTTGCAATACATCTAAGTCCTCACGATTTTCCGAAAAATAATAAACTGTTACATCTTGTGTAAATGCACTTGCCCCAGCCCTAACAAACCCACCTGTTTCAAATACAACATGGTTGATCGTAGATAGATTCGCTTCATCTTCCTGAACAGAATCCTGGTATACTTCTTCAGTGTGGAAGAAAGACTCTAAATGTTGGACTAGCTTACTATTAAACTTTTCAATTAGATCATTCAGTGTCATCTAGACCACCTACCTTTTGCAAGTATAAAAACATACTATTTTTAAAACGATCTGCTTTAATGATGCTATAAGAATGCCCCCGCAATTCAATAGTTAAGCTGTCCACATCCTTATTCTTGAACATAGGAGCGTTTAACGTTTCAATCTTCATATCTAACTTTTTATCAATACTTTCAGCAAATTGAATGTCAGCTTCACGACACGAAAGTTCCGAAAATCTAAGTTTGATAATCTCGACATTTTCACGTCCGATTACTTTTTTGGTACTATTTCGAATCGTTTTGCTCTCCTTAACACGAATAAATCCGTCATTAAATGTTTTTCTATGTTGTTCAATCGCCATTGTTCTTTTTCCTTTCATCGATTGCGACGTGTAATATCAATCTTGAAAGTGGTTGTCTGAAGTTGCTTTCGAAACTGTCTAACGCATTGTTGTATTCATAACGAATACGATTAATAACTAGCTCCCTTGCGGATAAATTGACGGCTAGATCAAGTTCAGCACCTACTAAATCATTCATAAAGTAAACGGAACGATCTATAAGCTTTACGATGTCCTTGTCTTCTTCGTCCCAGGTGATTGCTAGTGCATGTTTTACATCTTCTAACAAATCAAAAGGCGACTGTAACGTCGCCTTTAATTGATTATCGCTCATAAAAAAATCACCCCTTATTTTCCGGCAGGTGGTGTAGTTTCAACAGGAGGACAGCAACCTGTTGGTTCTTTCATTTTACTGATGTCATAAACTAAGAATGAATCGTTACGATCCGCTCGGCCATTCGCATACATTTTAGCAATGTATAAATCTTCATCTTCGATAGCACGTGTTTGATCATAAACATCTAAACGTTGCGCCCCACCTAATCCAAGGAAATAATCTTTTGCCATACCTGCAATTAATTTACCTTTCGGAACAGCGTTAGACTTAACGATTTTACCTGGAATCGGAAGAACATTATACGCATATGTTCCATCAGCGTTTGGACGAGTCGTGTAACCGTAAATTTTAGCCCAATAATCCACAGGATTTACGACCAACATTACGTTATCTGGATTGCGTTTCCCATCACGAGTAAGGGAAGCCATGATATTCCCTAAAGTGTAAGGAGAAAGATTTTCAAGGCTTCCAGTTACAGCTTTATCAGCGTGTACGCCACCAGAAACCGTATCGAGATCTTTCATCATACCAATTGGTTGGTCCTTACCAGTACCAGCGACAATAGCTAGCTCCAAAGCAATTTTTAAAGATTCAACTAACACGGTACGAACATAACGATCTAACCAAACCGGACCAAGATCAAGCATTGCTTTACATACTGGCATGAATGCTGATAATTTGTATTGCTCAATTTTAATCGTTTCAAAACCTTCATCTAAGAGTTCCTTATGAGCTGCGCATAATTTCCCCCAGAACGCCGTTTGAATATCTCCCTTTTTAAGAATCCATTCTGTTAGAGCACCAACGTTCACAAAGTTGATTTGTGATAATAATTCATGATTTTGAACTAAGTCTTCGAATACTCGTTCGATAACTGTTGGCGGTACTAATGCTTCTGTACCAGCAAATGAATTACCAGCAATTACTTGGTTGTAATATTTTGTTTCTTGGCTAGTTAAAGCACGTCCACCTCGTGCTGCTAAAATAGCTTGGTCGCTAGATTGAACAGATGCTTGTGCTAAAATTTCATTTTGAATACCTTGCGCGAATTGTACTAAAGCGTCATCTACCTGTTCAGGTGTTCCGCTTGCTAAAACTGCACTTAAATGTTGACGATTTTCAATTTGTGTTTCTAAATCTTTACCCATTTTGTATTACCTCCGATTTTTTGATAGATTTTAATAAGGAATTCATAAATTGCATGGAACGTTCTGCGTTTTGTGCTCGTTTGTTAGCTTCGTTTTCGACAACTACGTCAGCAGAATCAGTTTGTTCAGGTTCTTCCATCACATCTTCATTAGACTCGACGTCCACACGGTTTGCTACTGCATCAATAATTTCGTCGCAGAAACCGTAAGATTTAGCAACTTCCGCAGACATATACGTTTCATTGTCTAATAGTTCTTCTAATTCAAAGAATTCACCATTAAAACGGTTTTTATATGATTGAATTAAAGACGCATCAACATCTCGTAACATTTTTGCTTGTTTTTCTAAAGAATCAGCATTTCCAAACGCGTAAGTTGCAGCACGATGAACCATCATTGTAGTGTTAGAAGGCATGATAACTGTATCCGCTCCCATCGCGATTACGGAAGCGGCACTCGCACACAACCCATCAACAACAACCGTAATCTTCGACGAGTGATTACGTAAATAGTTACAAATAGCAACTCCTTCAAACGCATCACCGCCTCCAGAATGAATGTGTAATTCGATTTCATCTGCATCGATTTTGTCAAACATTTCACGAGTTTTCTTTGCGGTAATATCGCCCCACCAACCAGAACCAACTGTTCCATGCATATAAGCGGTAACTTTTTTACTTTCGTTATTACTATCGTTGTTCTCCATCATTAGGAACTTTGGTTGAATCTTTTCCATTTCCAATTTCGTCACCTCCTTCCATCGTTCCACTTATCCTTGCTCTCTCGTAGTTCTTAGTGACATAACGTTCATCAGCCCACTCTTCTTCTATTTGTTCTTTTCCTAATCGTTCTAGTACATCATTTATGCTCATGCCACCGACTGCGAATAGCTTGTCAACCGCATTAGCAAACTTAGTAAGATCGAACAATTTGAAGTTGTCCATGTTGAATTTAATGTACGTTTTACTTAAAAATTGATTTCTAGAGAACATTTTTTTGTTATATTCGTTAGCAATCATTTCTCCTATCGGTCTTACTGCAAATACGATAAAGTTATCTAAATCTCCAGTAGGATTGGCTGTAGTTGAAATACCCCCCTCACTTATTCCACTTAATAATGAAGGTGGTATGTGAAAAGCAGTAGCGACGAAATCAAGCATATCTTTAGCGAGATTTTTAATGTCTCTAGTATCTAGATTACGAGGTTCTTTACTTTGATCTTCCATTTGTACGTTTTCAGGTAAGAACATAATGGACACTAACTGTTCAAGATTCATATAATCTTTTGCTTTCTCTTCAAAAAGCTTTTGTGCAGCCTTTCCGTCTTCATCAGTTAATGAACTCATGAAACGACCTCTGAACAAATAACGTATTCTTCCGTTACCTTTGTAATCTTTCATCGCTTTTGCAAGCAATAGCCCATACGAGTTATAAAGACTGTCAATAACACTGTTTATGGATTCTTCGGAAAGCCTCAGGTATAGAACGTCTTGCTCTCTAAATGTTTTAGTTAATAATTCGTTGTTAACCGAAACACTTTTGTAAACGTACTCATGAAAACCATTCGTAGTTTCACGATAAAACGATTCGGCTACCCACAGTTCTTCTCCTATAGGTAAAATTAACGCTTCATTGTTATAAATTAATTGATGGACAATCTTACACCAAAACTCATGCGCATTTTCATTTTTATTAGGCGCTACATTCAATTGATAGTAGTTCAGACTTCTTTTTAACTTACCGCTTCGATAAGATTCAAAATCACAAGCCGCTAAACTACGAGCAATTAAATTAATAGCAGCGTTCACATACAATTTCTTATAAGCAATTTCAGCTTTAAGTGTCATTACGCTACAATCAACATCCGGAGTCGTTCCATTATCACTTTTACCTAAAAAAGTTTTAAAAACATTACGAATCCCCATTTTTTCACCCCCTTCCTTAGAATGACCATACTTGCATATCGTTTAAATCGACTGCATAGTCTTCAAGATCACCATCGAAATTGAGGGCGTGTGTGAATGCAAAAAACCCGTCAGTTTTTCTTTTGACAGGGTCGATTTTTTTATATTCTTTTGAGCCATTTCCTAATTCGTCCACATAGATATTCCCACAATACCACCGCATAACAGGATCATCGTGGAAAACAATATTATGATTGATGAATAGATGTTGGATTAACGGATCTAACATAGCGTGAATATACGGACCGCGCCGCACTATCTCAACTCTTTCATTAAAACCAGCTTCTTCTAATAAAGGTTTCAAGACTACTGAACGGAATTTATCAATCGCGATACGCTTAATGTCGTATGTTTTCGCTTTTTCTAAAAACCAATTGATAACACGTTTGGGCTCGATTTCTTTATCGCGGACGATGGTGAAGAGTCCTTTTTCCACACCAATATCAATAATATCTTGATTAATATCCTGCATTTTCAACGCCTGATGCCATATAAAAGTGTGATGAATCCAATAGCGCTTGCCTTGTCGTTTGAATAACAAACCGACGCTGCAAAAGTCGCGTAATTCTGCGTAGTCCACACCACCAATACATTCATATTTGTGTAAATCATCAGGTAAAGGTTGATCTGTTGCAAGAATATCCTCATAAGTAGCGATTTTATGTTGAAACAGTTGTTTGGGAATGTTCATACGCTTTGTCATGAATTCAACATGCATCGGAATGTTAGTTTGACATTCCGCCCATTCTTCTTTCATCGTTTCGAATAATTCCGTGTTATCTCGAATAGAAGGATTAGCTTTTTCCCAGTTTGCAATATCTTCAACTTCATCTTCAGAATCTAATTTGCAGATGAAGGGGAATAATTTACTTTTCTCAACTTCGCCACTCAAAACCATTCGAGCTTTCTCTTTCATATCGTCCAAAACACCGCCACGAACATAACCGTCAGTAGTTAAATAGAATGTGCGACCGTCTTTTACCTTACCAAGAGCAGAACGAAAAACCTTGATAGAAGCGTAGTCTTCGTATTCGTGTATTTCATCGAAACATACAGCTCCTGGTCTTAAACCATCCTTTGTACGAGCATTCGAGGTGTGGTATTGAATCTTCGACTTTGTGCTTTTGTTTTGTATTAAAATCTTAGTGGGTTTATAGAAGGCTTTTCTCAGTTTCTTTTCATGTTTCGGGTCTTCCAATACATTTTTTACATCTTCAAATGTTATTTTAGCCTGTTTTTCCGATGTCGCAACCCATTCTATATTGTAGTTATTAACACCGAACGGTTTAGATTCCATATAGAAGTTTTGATAACCAGCAAAACCATTTTTACCGCCACCACGTCCCATAAGGATTAATATTTGATTCCACACTAACCTATCAGTATCTTTAAATCTGACACCAAATACACAAGCATTAACAAATTTTTGCCATGTAAATAATTCAAATGGAAAGTAAGGAGCCGGAACGTTTACACTATCCTCAATTGCTTGTACATCTAAATAAACATTTGGGTCATCTAAAGTTTCCCTAACGAGCTTCATTAATTGTTTCTGTTCTTTACATGATCGTATTTTTCCGCTTTCCACAAGTTCCATATACTCATTGATATAAGGATGGTATCTATAGACGTTACAAATCGATGTCATCGTCATCCACCTCTTCACTTACCGCTTTAAGGCCTAACTCGTTAAGAATCTTTAGCATTTGCGTATTAGTCTTATTCAACTCGTTAATACTATCGTTTTTCTTCATAAATCCATTAGCACCTAAAACTGAAACACCTCGATCTTTCACATCAGCTATCAATTTATTTTTTATATCCCAAAATGACATATAGTCTTCTACTAAATCCATAAAATGAGCGTGTATGATACCGTTTGTGCCAAGTTGTTCATATAAATCGTCTCTTATTTTATTTCTAAGCGTTTTTTCTCTGCTCTTTTGAAGCTTTGCAACCTTTTCTGAAACATTTTTTAGACCTTTTTCATTTATCATGTCTTCCCAATAACGGCTACGCCATGATTTAACAGTGCTAACAGATACACTATATTTATTCGCAATATCCTTGTATTTAACGCCTTCTAAGAAATCTTTGAACGCTAATTTATATTTACTTTGTTTTCCGCTCACAATATCATCACCCCGCTTTTTCATTAGATTTTTTCGAAGATTAATTTTAAAAACATTACTTAAAAGAACAAAAATAGTCGTGTATATTTTTACTTAACAGGAAACAGTAGCAACTGCATACTGATCACAAATACATATCAAAAATTTTCATCATCCAAGTAAAAGGAAGATATTTTTTTGTGTTTTTTTCTGTCTCACGCGCGAAAAGCAAAAAATAAAAAGACAAATCTCCCCCCCGCGTTGCCTGGTCCCCCAACAATTTAATCTCTAAAAAAAGAGTGGGGGGTGTTATACGTGTGTGAAGCAGAATTTTTTTACTTTAAATTTATTATTTGATCGCTAAACCGAAGAATAGCTCAGCGTATTCGATAACTGTTTCAGCTTCTTCTCTTGTTAGGTTTAAGTATATCTCTAACCAATGATCTCTTAGGTTAGCTTTAACCTTCTCAAGTGATAGCTTCTCACATGCTTTAGGCTTATGTATGTGTCGTATCTGTGTGTATGTTTTATAGATGTCTTTAGTAAACTGTTCGAATAACATGATCTCTAAAGCGTTCATACCTTTCACATTAGTGTTGCATATTCTTTCAATATCATCTAAGTCATATGTGTTACCTTGTATAGTTATGCTGTCCACACTTACCACCTCTCTTCATCTACTATCGTGCAACGCTTCTTCACTATGTTCTTTTCTTTGTTATGTTCTTTGTTATGGCATTGAATGCATAGTGTTTCTAGGTTGCTTAGTATATATGCTAAGTCTGGTCTGTCACGTAACTCCTTGATGTGATGGACGTTACGACCCTTGCTATACTTACCTTTGCGCTTGCACTCCTGACACTCGCTATTGTCCCTCTCTAATGCTTTAATCCTAATGTTCCTTCTCCAATAAGGATGCTTATAGAACTTAATAATATTATCTTCCTCATATAGTTTATTAATCTCTTGTATTGTTAAAGGTTGCATAGTTACACCAGCCTTTATCCTTGCGAATTAAAAAAGTAATTACACGTATCCATCTCGATAGGTTCCAAACCCATTAATATCCTTGCCTCATTAATACTCAACTTACCTTCTTCGATTTTACCTTGGATAAGTTTAGCTTTATCCATTCGTCCTCGCCCCCTTTTCTTTCATTTTAACTACTCGTTCCACATCACACGAGCAGATGTCCATGTCCTTCTTGTAATAGTTATAGATCATGAATTCCAACATATCTATTTGTTCTTTTGTTAATGGCTTACCGTTACATTCCGTTCTTCCACTAAGTTGTATGTACTTTCCTAACTTAAACACATCTACAAAAGCACCATTACATTTCGGACAAACAGTTACTTCTTGATATTCATCTTCTAGTGCTTGATATGTTTTAATTTGATAGTCACAAGCTAAACAACATCTAGAAACATTACACATCTACCATCACTCCTTATCTTCATCAAGAAGTTTTATTTTGAAATCCTTTCGATATCCTTCCTTTTCAAACTGTTTATCAAAAAATCTATCAATGAAAATACTTAGGAAGATCCCTAATGAAGTACCGTATAAAATATCGTTTATGAAATTTGTCCAATCCATCCCCTCACCCCTTCTCCCTAAATGCAACACGTTTGCGCTTATCTTTGCCTAACAACAAATAGGACGCCCCAGATTTCAGTAGTGCCTGTGATAGTCCCTATTAGCATAATTATAATTGTTCACCTTTAATTACCCCTGCTGTTATTTTGTAATCTTCTACTTCTCCCCTCTCAATCAAATGCTCAATTCCTTTTACTCCTTCATCGTCAACATGTAGAGTTACTCTTTTTAAAATTTGAATCACGTCATCCAATGTTTTAATTTTATTGGGATCAATCTTGTGCGAATATGTAGGTCTAAGGTATATTTCATTTTTGTTTTTTACCGTCAATTTTTGTTCGTCCATCTTTCATCCTCCTCAAAAATAAAAACATCCGAATGGATGCTTTTTTAATAAAATCTTCATTACTGACTCATACTTTACCTAAAAGGAGTGTTCGCAATGCTTTTTCTTAAATACTCTTCACTATGTATTGGTTTCATTCTAGGTGGTATCCTGGTACTTTCTTTATTGTTCTTGTAAAGGTACAAGCTTTCTAATAAAAAGAGGACAGCCACGTTTGTGAATGTCCTCTTTTTCAGTGATTCAATTGCGGTAAATGAAGTTTTATCCTTCTTTCAGCTAACAACCATGACAGACACTATCGGCAAACTTATCAGTTTCTCCTGATTCTGTCTACCTAGGGTGTTGTTAGCTCAAAGAAGAGCAAAAGCTCTCCTTAATAACGGTACCATTCAATCAGTATCATCTGCTGGTTTCGGATTTTATGTGCCGTTATTATGAAACCGTTTAAACAACATATATTATAAAGAAATTTTATGAGTTGTGTTTTCCGCCACTTCTCACAATACAAATATAACACGATAATTCCAAAACAACCGGCACATTTCCTGCCAAAAAGCGGTCAAGACTCTGCCAATCATTTTATTTCAAACGTTTGAACTTCATGTGTTAGTTCGACTTTAATCCCCAAAAACGTTTGCTCTAGATTCAGCATCTTCCTTTTTATTAACCATTCTGGATATGCCAACTGTTCTAATATTATTTTATAGTAATCTGGGTTTAGCCTTAATGTACCGGGATTTCCACCCTGCTTCACTTGAAATTGAATCAATGCTTGTAACAGCTTTTCACACACCATCTGCTTCACCTCATCTTTATTATATATAACTTGTATACGTAAAAGGACAATTTTATGTGTCTGAATTACCCATATGTTTAATTGTGTGTAACTGACCCCTTCGCCAAATCCCTTGATATCATTGATTTCGTTTCACTTTCTCTTTTGAGTTACACAGTACAAAATTTATGAGTAACTGTATAGTTTTAAAAAGAAAAAGCAATGCTTAGATTTTAAATCTAGTCATTGCTTTATCCATTGCATCTTGGTTTACACCTATATAACGTAACGTGACCTTCTCTGACGAGTGATTGAATATCTCCATAAGTAATGCTATGTTTTTCGTTTGCATGTACATATGGTAACCGTACGTCTTTCTCAGCGTATGTGTTCCTATTTCATCTAATCCGAACTCCGCCGCCGCTCCACTTAATATCTTATATGCCATGCTACGACCGATTGGACGATTTTTTCCCTGCCTACTTTTTAATAGGTACTCATCATCTTCTCTGTTTTCATTAAACCATCGAAGCTCTCTCTTTAGTGCTGCTGTAATTTGTATGCGTTTTTGCTTACCTGTCTTCATTTCACGCATTGAGATATGACTACCTTTTAAATCTCCAACCTTTAGTTTTAAAATATCACTTATACGTAAACCTGTATTAATTCCCATTACAAATAAAATATAGTTACGTGCATTCTTTTCTTTTAAATATTCTTTGATTTGTTGTATTTGCTCTGGATCACGTATGGGCTGGACAAAATTCATAATTCATCCCCTCCAGTTTCTTCGGTTTCATAAACTTCTAATCTAAGAGCAAAAGCCAGTTTATAAAACGCTCTAGCTTTCACACGTCGATACGTACGTTCACTCATGCCAATTTCGTTATACACCATATAGTCACACACATCTTCGTCTTCTAAATATCGTTTAACTATAATGTCTCTCTGGTTTTTTCCAGCTGTACTGTTTCCGAATCGACTTAATGCTTGTTCAACTCGAAACGCCATTTTCTCTAACCATTCTTCACGTTTGCTTTGTTGAATATTAGAGATTGCTACATCCTCTAACGGTTTGCCAACTGCATGTGTAGGACCATGCTCTCTCTTTTCATAAGAAGGAGTGACTTTCATTTCCTTACGCATCATTCCAAATTGCTTATATATACGTACACTTTCCAGAATACCCTCTAATTTCTCTTGTGTTGCTGCTCTATCTATTTTCGGTAAGAAAGATAATTGTTTCGTCATGTAACATCACTCCTTTTTATTTTTGCATTACTTTTGTCTTATAACTCCACGCCTACGCTCATAACGTGGCCCATGAATCCCCATTAAATCTTCAATATCACGAGTGCTTAATTTTTCTTTTCTTTTTCTCTTCTGTTTCTTCTCCACTTGCGTAGATTGTTTTTTCCATTCACGTAGTTGATCTTTTAATGCATTCATTTCTCACATCCCCTTTCAAAAATAAAGAGGACACCATTTCTTAAAACAGCTTAATTGCTGTTCTAAAAATTGGTGTCCTCTAGTTTTCTAGCCGGACCCTATTCAATTTCTTTTCACTTCAAAATACCAGCCTGCAAAAAAATATTTCTCCAAGCTTTTTTAACCCTTTCTTTCTCAGCACCTTCTATAATTTTCGAACGACGCGCAATTGCTTTTTTCACTTTCCTTTTCTTTATACTCGCCAATTCTCTCACCCCTTCATTTAAATGCCTCTCTTTTCCATTCTGAAGCATTTTAACACTTTTAATACCCATTACATTCAAAAATAATCTAAACGTGAATTGTCCCTGTTTTTTAAGCTCTTTTCTCCATCAAAGGATTATTTTGTTGCGTTTTAAATACTTTCATTGTCACTCCTGCGACGACGTTTTCATATGTTATTGTATGGCTTCTTCCTTTCAGGAGCGAGCTTATTCATTTTATTCCTTAAAAACCTCTTGCAAGTCCATGCAATATGCACTTCCGGGAAAGAGCACTGTTCGAAGGTGCTCTTTTTATTTTTTGCAAATTTGAATATCCTTTCATACATAGCACATACTATACATGGGCGATAAGCCGGAACTCAAATAATCCTCCCTTGTATTTCTTCACTTCTTTTTAATAGCAGTTAGCTTTTGGCTAACTGCTTTTTTAGTACAAGCACCCATTTATCAACAGATGAATAGACTATTTCGAACCTTACTTTTCGACTCATTTAATTGTTCATGACTCACAAACATAACATAATAAATGACGTCATCTTATAAAACGGGCACTCTGGCACAAGTGCTCGTTTTATTTTGTTGATTTTCTACAAAATGACACTTTTATAAATTATTTCTCAACAATTAACACATAGAAATCTCAATCCATTTTTGGTAATATACAGTTAATCTCTATATGCTTAGTATATATGCCTAGCTTCATTAAAAGGGCCCACCCCCTCAACGTGGGTCCTTCTTTTTTAATATTTTCTACTAATTAACATTTATTAATATATCTCCATAAGTCATCAATTTTTTCATTTTGTATATCCAGCATTTCCTTATAAATGTCCAAACGTTTTTCTAAGTGTTTTAAATCCATCTTTGCACAAACAATTTGGCCCAGTACAATGAAGATAACTATCCAAAAAACTAATTCCATACCTACACCTCACTTCCATCCAAATGAAGTTTTTATAATACTTATCACACTAAAATAAGTGATACATATATTGAATTAAGGAACGAAACTCACTGATTCCCATAAAAGAGCCTCCGACCAGTAGACGGAGCTCTTTTTACTTTTAAAGTTACTCACCAAATAGCGTTTTTATAAAAAACTTTTCACCTTTTAATCAGACAAGCATATATTATTGTGTAGGGCACTCCAGTCCATACGTTCAAACCTTTTAGTCTAGAAGCACACTTATATGTGTGCTCTTTTTGATTTACTTTCAAATAACGATTTTATTAAAAACTTTTCACCTTTTTAATTGGACAGGCATATGATATTGTATGGAGGCACCCTTTCATAAAAATCTACCTTTCTTGTTAAAGAGCATACTTACATGTGTGCTCTTTTTTATTTGTGGTAAAATGACTATTTTTTCAATATTTCTTTGTCACTCTACCAGAACAAATACATACACTATATTAAGCTGACAAATTGGACATTGTGAGCTATCATCTCATTGAAAGAGCATGCACTTTGTATGCTCTTTATTCATTGCAAAATTAAGATTTTATTTTAATTTCGCGAGCTATTCGTCCATTGTATAACCGCAACTTTTTTACATATCATATTAAAATCCAAGTAATTCTCTTTTAGGGCGGTAATAATATGAAAAAGACATTTAAATACATGTTAATCTTCTTTTGTGCAGTGTTTTATATTACATTTATAAGCTGTATGATTTATCAAAACTTTGTCCGTGAGCATTTTATTCCGAAATCTAAGATGGAACATAAAAATTCATGATTAGGTATCAGGAGCGCTCTACAAGGCGCTCTTTATTTTTAAAATAAGAATTTTGTTTAGTATTCTGTTGACGCAATGATGCATGGGCCTGTAATGTTGTTTTGCTTTATTACCCATTCAAAAGTTCTTAAAACGCATGTATCCCCACCTCTTTGGAATACTGGTTCAATTGTTGCTATCCGTTGTTCCTCATCAGGCAAGTCATCAATACTGATATGGACTTTATCTTACAAACTAACCTCACCTTCAAAGTATTCATTAATTTCATCATCATCGAATCCACATTCATTTTTATAAAACTCTTTTGCCTGTTCTTCTGTTTCCGCACAAACCGTATCACAATCATTCATTGCAAAAACTTTCATCATATCTATTTCCCTCCAAAATAACTATTTTGTTTGGTTTTCTTCTAAGTTCTCCCAATCTAGTTCCGAACAAAATACTGTAATTCTTTCGCCTTCAATATCCGGATCATCCCCAGGTTTCCACTCTTCATCTCCAATAATAATTTCCGTTACTTGCGGTTGAAGAACAGGTATACGATGCCCTCTGTTTTCTAAGATGTATTTTTCAGCTTGTTCTACAAATTCTTCTCCATCTTTAAAATTTCTAATATCACTGAGAACAATCAATCCATCATAATCTTCGAGGAACCCTTTAATAACTGTTGCCATCACTTCATGTTTCCCTTTGCAATCTCTACAATAATTTTTGAACTGTTTACCTGTATCTTTAAATGTGTACCCCCTTGATAACGCACCGTTCATTTTAGTATTAAAACTAGGCGGACAATCCGTTGTACATAGTGGTTCTTCCTTTCTGCAATCATCACAAATCACAACTGTTTGATACGTTTTGATTTCCTTTGTTCTAAAAGCCATCGCTCATTCCCCTTTTCGATTAATCTTTATAAGGTTGCCAATTCATACCGTCCAAATTAATAGTTTCTTTTCCGTAAACTTTGCGCCCACGCCCTTGCTCAACTTTGGTTATTTCGTACCACGTGCCAGTATCATCATCTTTCACAACACCTTTACTTGGCTTGTAAGAGAATGAAAATACCTTTTCACCATCTACATAAAACGGGTACATTGTAATCCTCCTTTCCGACCAAATAACGCTTTTGTTAAAAAACATTAATGTCTAATTGCTTTTTCTTTTCATCAAAATATTTAGTTCTCACAAATTTGCGTTCAATCGGTATAACTTGCGTTGCTAAAAATTGCAACTTAATCATGTGCTTGTTTAAAGAGAGAGAGACATGCTCAATAATTTTATATTGCTTCCCTCGATGCGGAACTGTCCTACCCGGTTGTAAATCTTCAAAACGTTTATCGTCATATTGGTACAAAACTGATAACTTTTCTAACTTACACAATGTAGGCTTAGACGGTATAGAGATATAATCATGTACTTCTAAATTCTGTATGGTATACCATATGGTTAATTCTCTTCCATATATTTTGAAGCTTTCAATTCCAATAACAAGAAACTTTTTCTTTTGCACTTCAATCACATCACCGATTTTGTAAGGTACTTTTAAAGATTCAAATAACAGTATGACTTGCTTTAAAGAATGAATAAATTGGCTCATTCTATATCCCTCTTTTATACAAAATTCAAATTTGGTCTTAATATCCGTTATCCTGGCGCTGGTGGTTCACTTCATTCTTTTTGTAATAACCTTGTTCAATTTCTTCAAATGTGAATCCTAATTTCTTACCTAAACCTAAGTACGAGTACAATAATTCTTCATAAAGCTCAATATCTTGAGTTGCACGAAATTCTGACACAGCTTCATATACATTGTTAAATTGATTTACTAATGTACTTGCGGTATAAACTTTTGCATTATGTTCTAATAATTTCAGGCTATATTCATTAGAATTAAATTCGATGCCGTTCCCTAATGAAGCTATAAAATGAAATCCATCTACATACTCCATTAAGATGACTTCTTTTTCACTAGGACCTTTATTACTCCAATGCTTAAAGCATCTTGTTTCATTTGCAAGTTCTCCAATTTCAACCTGTAAAGCAAGAATCATATTGTAAAATAAATTTTGTCCTTCCAATCCATGCTCCTTAACAATTCTTGTATCTAATACCTTTTGCATTCCGAATATTTTAGTTAAGTTCATTTCCATTCGCTCCCTCAATAATTTAATTAAGCCACTCTTTTTTTCGTATCTATTAAGCAATCAAGCATGTATTCTAAACCGAACTGATCCAGTATTAATGTTGCTATTTCAATTTGATGTCTTCTTAGTTTATTTGATATATCTTCAAGGCTAAGTTGCTTCATCCACAAAGCCTTAAACTGTTCTATATCGTCCTCATTCCAAATGAAATTTACTTCTTCTAAAGCAATGTAGACGTAAGGTGGTATTTCTTTTTTCTTTTTATTCCGAATACTTTTGTCGCCAATTTCTCCTAAACCCATTTTTCGTTTGGAGATTTTAAACTTATCCACTTGATCTAAAATAAGTGCCGCTACTTCTATTTGCTTTCTTTTAAATTTTTTGGAAATCTCTAAGAGTGTGTAATTACTATTCCAAAAATCTCGGAATTGAAATACCTCTCTTTGATCCCATAAGAAATCTACTTCTTCTAAAGCGACCTGAACTTTAAAAGCCGACATTTCGATCACTCCTTTTAAAAGCTAATTACTTTATCATTTCGTTAGAAGTAGTTTTAACATGGCCAGCCTTACCGTTAACCCAAATTACAACTTGTTCACCATAACCGCTTTCTGGTGGGTTAAAAGAAAGGACTTTTCCATCCGTCACCACATATACTTTATTACTTGTAACATCAATTTCTTTCTTCATATGTTCCTCTCCCTTTTTTCTCACTTCATGTACTCGACAACATCAGGTTTAAAGCCACTTCCTAAATAAACCCGTACCGGAATTATTTCTTTTTTATCCCTTGCCGCCTTACATAACTCTTCCGCTGTATCCCAACTAAAAAGCTTATCTACAGTGCGTTGAAATCTCCAAATTGCCATTACATATTGTTCGAAGATGTCATAGCGATCATCTTGTTTTGTTGTGCGTGGTAACTCATCCGTACACTTTGCATTCTTTGGAACATGAACGCGTACATCTGCATATGTAATTCGTCCAGTTCCTCTTTTCACATTTGCTTTCATTACATCGAATTCACAAATGGATGGCTCGACTTCAAAAATATTTAGCTGTTTAGGCATGTTCCATCACACTCTTTTGAAGAAGGTCCAATAACTCACTTGCCCCTTCCTTACTCAAAACCATTCGGCCGCCTAACAATTCGATGTTGGATTCAGACACTTCACCTGTTACAAAACATGACTTTTCTGGTTTTCTTAAAACGATGTTTTCTCCGTCAACATGAACGTCTAATGCTGTCCCTTCAGCAATACCCAAAGTTCTGCGTAACTCAACTGGAATTACTACGCGACCTAGCTCGTCCACTTTTCTTGTAACACCTGTATTTTTCATATTTTTATCACCCTTATTAATTTTTTCAGACAACCTCATTGCTAAATTCATGTAAAATAAACATATATTTGGAAAGGAGGTAAAAAACAATGTCTGGTAAGCAATTTTTTCAATTAATTTGTTTAAATGGACACCAAATTTCTTTTTTTCATAACTTACATAATGATAAAGTGAAATTTTGTGAAAAATGCGGGGAAAGTACAATTAATACTTGTCAAAATTGTAAATTCCCTATCGAAGGATATTTCTATCCTTCTAGAATAATTACGATGGGTCCCGAAACATTCCCCATCCCCTCTTACTGTAAAAACTGTGGATGTGCCTATCCATGGACTGAAAGCATTTTAACAAATGCAGTGGAGCTTATAGCTCTAGATGATAATTTAGACTCTACAACTAAAGAAATCATTCAAAATGCTATTCCCGATTTGCTTATAGATAGCCCGACAACTCCAATTGCAGTGGCTAAATATAAGAAATATATTGAAAATGCTTCATCCACTGTGAAAAACGGAATGCGTAGTTTACTAGTAGATGTATTATCTGAAACAGTTAAGAAATCTATTTTCGGTTAATATTTCCACACCATTGACAATAACGATCATCGGAATGAATGATACGATTACAGAAACTACATTTTTTGTAATCGTATTTTTTTATCATGTAATAATCCATTAGAAATTTTGGGATGTAAAAGGGGATTTTCAAATAAACTTTGCGCCAATCCAGCATTTATAATTCTCCCTCCTTTTTATAAACCAATCATTTAACATTAACTCTCAGAAAAGTTAATCTTGCCATTTCTCTACAGATTCACCCAAATGCAACATCGCTTTTCCCATTGCATCAATGTAATTGTTAATTGTTTTTTTAATCATTTCACAATCCTCTTGTACTAACTCTTCATATTCTTCAAACGTATTTGCACACCCATAGTTAAAAACTCTTAGTTCATTAAAACAATCATTAATCGCTGGAATCACTCTTGTATGAATGGTTTCCGTACTAAATTCTTCTCTATTAAGATGAACCAAATTTACAACTCTTTTATTTTCTACTTTGACTTTCAATAAAGTATTGAATGCCGGTTCATTTAACTTCTCTAAACCAAGTTCTTCTCTTAAATCATTTAATGATTTCTTACCTTTTAACAAATCCTCTTGAAACTGTTCAGCTTTCATAACTGTTGTATTTTTCATAACTTGCTCCCCCTTGTTAACTTACTTTTTGTTGTTGATTCCGTTGCAACTCTTGTTTCATTGACTCGAATTTAATTAAGTACGCTTTCCAACGCTTATCATTTTCTTCTTGTATCTTTATTGCTACTTCACAGTTACAACCGTTTCGTTCAACTACACCTGGATAGGTTTCTTTAAAAATAATCCCTGTATCATGACATAGTACACACATACTTATTCCTCCTTAGAAACCAATATCTAAATTTAAAATCCTTTTATCTGTCGTTGTTTTAAACACGATTGTTTCATCTTTTGATACTCCATTTAACAACCTACTCGCTAGTTTCGGATCATACTTTTGAAACAGCTGTCCGCTTGCTAAATTTGATGTAGTAATCGTTGTTTTATTTGCTCCTTGTCTTCCATTAGCAACACCATAAAGTATTTTATGGACAAAATCGCTTGCTTCTCCGTTTCTATTCATAGAACCACTTTCAGCCCCTAAATCATCAATAACTAGAAAATCGGCTTCAACCATCAAGCTAATACAGTAATCCATCGTGTACTTCGACTCTTTGTTCCGAAATGAGTCTTGTATTAAACGAATTAATTTTTCTATCTCTACAAATAAACAACTTTTCATTTCCTTAAATGCATATTCATCATTAAGGGCTTCACCATCAGAGATTGTCCAATAATGTCTTACTAGTTCATATAACATTGCATAAGCTAAATGGCTTTTTCCTACACCTTGAATCCCTGCAATATAAACATTTAAGGTTTCACCTTTTTTGATACGCTCCAAAATCGCTATAGCTTTTTTCTTATTTGCTGTAGTCTCTCGGCAATCCGTTTCATATGATTCTAGCCTTGATTCTGTAATTGACTGATTTTCGATAACGCTATGTTTAAAAAGAAGATTCTTCTGTCGTTCTCTATTGATCTTCTTGTAGTAATTGTTTGCTTGCTGAAATAGGATTGAATCCTGCTGTTCTACTTTGCATCTTGGGCAATAAATCGAACCATCATTTTTATCAATCATCATTCTTACGGGCTTTACAGTTACTTGCCCGCCTTTGCTGAATGTATGATTTTCGCAATATTCATCCGCAAAATCTAATACTGCAAGTTTTTCAAATGATTTCTGCATTTTTTGCATTTCTGTTCACCTCGTTAAAATGGCATTTTCCCTTTAAATCCCGGAATATTACCGTATTGTTGTTGAGATTCCTTACTTGGTTTTTCATTTAAATAACTTTCGAATTTATTTCCAAATAATGTGATTGGCCTCAAGTATCCACACATTTCTGTATTGTTGATCCATTGTGAAGTCTTAGTATCAATTACTTGTTGGAAATGAGATAATTTGAACCCTTCTTTCCATCTTGCTTTGATTAGATCCTGTGTTTTCTTAGCGGTATATTTATAATTGGTTTTTGCTTTCATGTTGAGATAATCAACAATCTCTTGATACGGAATTGATTGAACGATGTCCTGAGATTTTTCAGGACTATATTCTTCTTTTATTTCTTTATCTAAATCTTTATCTAAATCTTTATCTATGTCCGTGACTATAACGTGACCTGTCCCGTGACTGTCCTGTGACATACCCAATTTCAACTGTTTTTGCTTCGCTCTTTGCTTTTGTTTGCGCAATCTATCTTGTTCTTTCATTTGTTCTAACTTATCTAAACTCTGATGTTTTCCCCAATTAACAACATTAATGTAATGATTTTCATCGATATGAATCATTCCAAATTTTTGAAATGTGCTTAGTGCCATCCGAACTGTATTCAATGGTCTATTAAAAATAGTTGCTAGCATATCTTCCGTATAAGGTATATTTTCATTTAGAAAGATGTACCCACTTGCATTTATCTTCCCTGCTTGAGCTAATAGCTTGACCCAAATTATTAGTAATGTGTCAGCTTCTGGCATACTCTCAATAATTCGGATTTTTTCATCTTCAAACATGGTAGTTGAAAGTTTGATCCATTTTACATTTACTTCAGACATTTTCCTTACCTCCTTATGCAAACCGCAATATGTGCTCGTCCACTTTTGATAATTCGCTGAATTTCATAATGTGGATAACCAATTTTGAAATACTTTTCGATCATTTTCTTTAATTCATCTTTGTTTTTTGCTAAATCCCAGAACTTATTAGGTAATAGCACTTGATATTCAATTAAATCCATGTACTATTTCCCTACTTTCCGTGATATACTTATAACATCTTATTTTTTTCAAAGGACCCACTGCCATGGGCCTTTTTATTTTGTTTCACATCACTCCAAGCCCATTGTTTTATTGGTTCATAAGTGATGTATCCTAACCAAGCACTGCATCCGATAAACATTGCGAATATAACTAACGATGTTGTATCTTCCATTAGATCACCTCCTTTTGTGATTCAAGCCAAGCTTCTAAATCTTTTTGCAAAAAAAGTAATTTACGCCCGTCTCTAATCACTGGAAACTGTGGATGATTTGCTAATTCATACATTCGACAAACTGCTATGTTTAAATAAGCTGCCGCTTCTTTCACTCTCATTACTTTATTTGGTTGTGCTTGTTGTTGGAATGCAGCTAATGCTGCTTGTATCTCCTCCCGAACTACTTCGCGAATTGATTCTTTAATGATTTGCTCAATGCTCATTTTTGCTACTCCTTTCAAATTATCTTTTTGTCCATCTCTGGGATAATCCCCCGTCTTGTTAGAATTTCATGGATGAACAATCTTCCTTTTTGCGTCCAACGAGTATTCATTTTCACTGATCTACTCCCATCGGAGTGGATTATATCTACTGTTTGCGATTTTGTATAACCTTTATTTTGATATTTCGAATAAAGTAGCCATTGTTTGTTCACTTTGTACTGTATTTTTTCGTCATTTAAGATTTTATTTAATCTAAAAGCTGATAATCCGTAATCCGCTGCAATCTGTGAGGCTGTGACTGTATCTTGCGATTGAAGAATCTGATCTAGAGGTATGTAATCTTTGATGCGTTTTCTGCAACCTGCTGTGTTAACATAAGATTTTTTTGTTCAGCAACCTGTCTAGCTTGTTGTTCCTGCTTTAATTGAGAAGCTAAACCGATAATTAAGTCTGGATCTTGAAGTAGTGCATTGATTGTATTCGGTGTCATGTATACCCCGTATTTTCTAATAGAAGGAAGTACTTCACTTGTTACCCACTTTTTAAATGCTTTTGCTTGTGGTTTACGTGATCGTAAGATTGATGAATACAATCCTGATTCGTTGATAACTGATAGTTTTTGCGACCCTTGAACGGTCTGTATATCTTGCAGACCCTTTTCATCCATATCTAATGTTCTTGTCATCGCGCTTGCTTCACTAAAACCTAAGATGTCGGATACATCTTTTGCTACAAACCAAACATTTTCATCTTGTACCACCGTTCGAACTTGTCCGAACTCTTTATTGTTGAAAACTTGTAATTGATTCATTTCCTTCTGCCTCCGTCCCCTTTTTTACTCTCGAAACGCGAGTTGGATTATAAAAAAAATTCTCTACAGATACACCAAAAAACTCCGCAATTCGCATAGCTATATTCCATCTAGGATTCTTCTTTCCTTTTTCAATTTCACAATAATAGTTAGAAGAAATATCTAGTTTTTTAGCTACTTCAAATTGCTTAAGACCTTTATTTTCGCGCAATTTGATTAACCATTCTCTTTTCATGTTTACCTCCGCTGTCGTTTGCTTGATTTCATTATACTCGCGTTTCGCGAATAAGTAAATATCTTTTTTATTTTTTTGAATAAAATAAATTCGCGTAGCGCGAAAAAAATATTGATTTTGTTCCGCGAAGTGTTATCTTTATTTGTAGGGAGGTTTTATATATGAACATAGGGGAACGTTTAAAGTATTTAAGGAACAAACAAAAATGGACTATGAAAGATATTTCTTCCAAATTAGGAATAGGAGACTCCACTTATAGCGGATACGAAACTAATTATAGAAAGCCAGATGCGGAAATGATTTGTAAATTAGCTGACTTGCATAATACAACAACTGATTATATTTTATGTAAGACTGACGATCCAGCGCTAGATAAAGCAACATCTTCTAATATTAAGGATTTCTTTGATAATCAAAAATTACATTGGGACGGAAAAGAATTATCTGAAGATGATGTAGAAAGCCTTAAAGATTTATTAGAAGTTGCGGTCAAGAGAATGCTTAAATAAAGAAAAAAAGGATTAGCAAGATGCTATTCCTTTTTTTAGTTGCAGTTTTTTTTGAAATGATTGTAATTCAATTTCATTCAACAATCCTCGTTTATGCAATTCTTCTAACACATAAACTATATCTGCATCTACATTTTCACTCCCCAATAATACTTGTATCATTTGTTTAACCTGTACTTCTACCCCTTTATTCATCACAATGATTTCCTCCCTATTTTAATTGGAATATTTTAGGCGGCTGGTTTTTTAATCGTTAGACATTAAACCAGCCTTTCCCAGAAAGTAGGAAAGACGTCGCTAAATTAATAGCAACGTCTTTCAAATTGAATATATGTAGTTATTTACTAAATTAATGTTATCAACTTATTTTTAGTGACCTCCAGGGTCAGACATCATGTATTGTAAAACTGGTTGATCTACAGATGCTTGCGCAACTTGTACATCCTCTTGAGTACTTGCAGCACCTGTTCCTATTCCTAATGTTAATAATACGCTTAATAATAAGTTATGCAT